AAACATTGGCGGTAAATGTAAGACTTATATAAGTCTTAGATTTATATATAAGACTTGGATATATATAATTCTTAGATATATACATGTAAGATTTATATATAAATATATACAATTAGTAGCAACGATTTCAGAGGGTGCGGAAAAACAGACCGGGGTCTTGTTGGAAACCTCACCCCAAAAAATAATAAACCGGAAAAAGGAGGCGGGAAATGCAGATCAATGAAAAAGGGTTTATATGCTGTCCCAAATGCGGGAAGCAGACCAAGACCAAAGTGTTGCCGACTACGGTATTAAAGCATTTCCCCCTCTTTTGTCCATGGTGCAAGAAAGAAACAATCATCGATAAATAACGCCGGAGCCTAAGAGCCAGTGCGACTGCCTTTCGAGGTAGTTACACTGGCTCTTTTTGTTTTTCCGGGGAAGGAGGAGAAATGGCGGCAAAGAAAAATATACCCAACCAAAAGCAGGTAGTTGCCGACATGGGATCTCCAAATTCGGAGCCGCAATGGAAATTCTTTCTTTCCACGGCGAAATACACCTGCTACGGCGGAGCCCGTGGCGGCGGCAAGAGCTGGGCCATCGTCCGCAAGGCGGCAATGGGTGCGTACCAGTATCCGGGCATCCAGATCATCATGCTGCGGCGGGAATATGAGCAGATGGAAAACCCAATTATTCTGCCGATGCTGGGCATCCTTGCGCCTGGTACTTACCAGTACAACAAAACCGACCATGTTTTGAAATTCACCAACGGCAGCCAGATCAAATTCGGCAACATGCCGGACTACGATGCGGCTACCGGAGGCAAGTACCAAGGCCAGTCCTATGACTGGATGTTCATTGACGAAGCCACTCAGTTTACAGAGAGCGAATTCCGCGGTCTGGCGGCTTGTGTACGTGGTGCCAATGACATCCCCAAGAGGATCTACCTCACTTGCAACCCCGGCGGTGTTGGACATTTCTGGGTGAAGCGTCTGTTCGTCGACAGAAAATTCCGGGATGACGAAGACCCCAAGGACTATGTGTTCATTCCTGCGACTGTTGATGACAATGTCGATCTGATCAAGAGCAATCCGGACTATGTCAAGCAGCTGGAGCTGCTGCCGGAGGACATTCGAAGAGCCCACCGCTACGGCGACTGGAACGCGCTGTCCGGTGTCTACTTTGAGGAATTTGAGGACGGAAAGCACACCTGCAAGCCGTTTCCGATCCCACCACACTGGCAGAGGTACCGAGCATTTGACTACGGCCTTGATATGTTCTTCTGCATTTGGGTTGCCGTGGATGAAACGGGACGGTGCTATGTCTACCGACAGTTTGCAAAGCCCAACATGGTGGTGTCCGATGCGGCAGCAAAACAAATCGAGCTGACGAGACCGGATGAGAACATCTACTTTTCCATCGCGCCACCGGATATGTGGAGCAGAAACCGGGACACCGGAAAAACGCAAGCAGCAATGTTTGCGGAGCATGGCGTTGGCCTTGTCCGCGCTGACAACAACAGAAAGCAGGGTTGGGCGGCGCTGAAAGAGCTGTTTAAGCTGCGCCAGGACGGCTTTCCGAGTTTGCGGATCTTTGACACCTGCGGCACGCTGATCGACTGTGTCAAGAGCCTGCAGCACGCCAAGAACGATCCCAATGACGTGATGGACAAACCTCACGATATTACCCACGGCCCGGATGCCCTGCGGTATTTTGCACAGACCTATGTCTTGCCGGCGGAGGCGCTTCGGATGGAAGAAACATACGAAGAGGAAACCACCGTTATGGACTACCGCACGGCTATGTGCGGGACGGGAGTAAGTCAAAGCTATATTTTCTCATGATTTACGGCCTACCAGAGCCGTGAAGATATAGGCCTACCAGAGCCGACATACGAAAGGAGCAAACCAATGGAACACGATACCGAATTCAGCGAATTCATGGCGGCGTTTGAAGACGACTACCAGATCGAAGAAAACCCCGTCGAGGAGCAGCCTGCAGAGGAAAGCGAACAGCCCTCCGGGCAGCAGGAACAAGCCGAAACGCAGGAAGATCCTGCCGAGGAGCAGCAGGAGCAGACAGATCCACCTGCCGCTGAACAGCCTGCGGCAGAACAGCCGGCTGATGAAACATTTACCCTGAAGATCAACAAGGAGGAAAAGACCTATAGCCGCGAGGAAGTGATCAGCCTGGCGCAAAAGGGTGCCGACTATGACCGGGTAAAAGAACAGCTGGCGCAGAGCAGAAGCGAGCTGGAAGAACTGGCCGAGATTGCCAAAGAGTCCGGTAAGGACATTCCGTCTTTCTTGAACGAACTGCGCAAAAGCATGTGGAAGAGTCAGGGCCTTTCTGATGATGCCATTGCCGAGCGGGAGCTGCGAGTAAAGGCGGAAAAGGAAAACGAAAGGCTGAAGGCAAAGCCCGCAGATCAGGAAAACACGGAAAAGACGAAAGCCCGCAAGGAAATTGAGGAGTTTCGGAAACTGTTTCCTGCCGTTGTCCTGACAGATGAGCTTTTGAAAGAGCTTTCCGGAGATGTGGTCAACGGCGCATCTCTTACCAGTGCGTACATGAAGCGCGAGATCGCAGCCAAGGATGCCAAAATCGCAGAGCTGGAAAAAACGCTGGAAGCGGAAAAACAGAACAAGGCAAACCGCGCATCTTCTCCCGGCAGTCAGCAGGACTCCGGCGGAAAGCGCACCAAGAGCGAGTACGACGAATTCATGGAAGCGTTTGCATAAACGCGCATCAACAAAAGGAGGATAAATACATATGGGTTCCGTAATTCATTTTGACGAAAAGTACAAGCAGGGTCTTCTGGATGGCTTCAACAAGGCCTCCGAGACCAACGACATGTTCAGCCATGATCTGGACATGGAATTTTCCGGTGTAAAGACCGTTCATGTAACCAGCATTAGGACCGAGCCCCTGCAGGACTACGACCGCAGCAAAGAGGTTGGCACCGGCAGTCGCTATGGCAAGACCAAGGAAGTCGGCAACGAGGTGCAGACCTTCACCATGACTCAGGACAAGTCTCTGAGTCTGTCTATCGACAAGGGCAACAACAAGGAGACCATGGACAAGGCCAAGGTCGGCAAGGTCATGAAGGCAGAGCGCGAGGAGCGCATCGTGCCCGCAATGGACAAGTACCGCCTGGACAAGTGGGCCAAGGATGCCGGTATCCATGAGGAACTGGCCGCAGCCCCCACCAAGTCCACCATTGTCAGCCAGATCATCGAGCTGCACAACAAGATGCTGGATCTGGGCGTTCCCGATCAGCTGCAGCTGCGTGTGCGCAGAGACTTCATGCCTGTTCTGAAGCTGTCTCCCGAGTGGACCGCTCTGGACAGCCTGGGCGGTAAGACTCTGCCTAAGGGTGCCATCGGCGAATTCGACAACATGGCTGTTAAGCCTATGTCCACCAGCCGGATGCCTGCCAATGTGCCTTTCATGATCACCTTCAAGGGCGCACTGATCTCCCCTGTGAAGATCGACGATTTCAAGGGCCATGTGGATCCCCCCGGTCTGTCCGGTGATCTGCTGGAATTCCGCATGATGTACGATGCGTTCGTGCTTGGCAAGAAGGCCAACGGCGTGGCTGTCGCGTGCCTTCCCGGTACTGTGGTCAAGACCCCCACTATCACCGTGGACGGCGGTAAGGCGACCATCGCAAGCACTAACGCAACCACCATCTATTACACCACCAACGGCTCCGACCCCCGCTACAGCGTGGATGCAAAGGTGTATTCCGGCGCTGTGACGCTGGCAGACGGTGACGAGCTGCGTGCCTATGGTGCAGCCGACGGCCTGTACAACTCCAATGTGGCGGCGCACGACTACACCGCCTGAGATGTGACCGGATAAAGAACGCGGAGGGGCATTGCCCCTCCGCAAAAGGAGGACCTTATGACGATTGTTGCAATCATTCTTAGCCTCATTGCTATTTGCGGTGTGGTAATTGTTTTTTCGCAGACCGCAAAGGTCAAAAATGAAATAATCCACATGAACAGTTTGCTGCTCCGTCATCTGAATGCCGATGCAGAGCAAAGAACAAAAACTGAAAAGCGCCTGAACGATTTAGAAAGCGGCACAGTGCCGGACTTTGAAAAAGCAAAGTCGGCTGTAAACGCAGTGAATGATTTCAACGCTGGTATTGCCGGCATTTTGGGTTATGACCCCTACGAGGCGCTAAAGAAGGCGCGGGAAGAGAATGGCGGTGCTGCTGAATGAAGATCGCACTTCCTGACGCAAAGAAAATAAACGAGAAATATGAGGCCGGATATCGCTTCAAGCAGCAAATCGGCCTTTACGATACCGTGCAGGTCAATGAAGACTTTTTTATTGGCAAGCAGTGGGAGGGCGTTCAGGCAAACGGACTTCCTACCCCCATGTTCAATTTCCTGAAGCAAGTGGTGCTCTTTCAGGTATCGACTATTACCAGCGACAATCTGGCGGTGCAGGCATCCGCACTTCCGTCTGTGAGCGCATACACTACCGACCAGATCGAAAAGGCCACAGAGGTAATCAACCACCAGTATGCCGCTATTATCGAGCGGACGCAATTTGTTTCCAAACTGCGGGAATTCCTGCGAAATGCAGCGGTTGACGGCGACGGCTGTATGTATTTCTACTTCGACCCGGATGTGGAAAACGGGCAGGCCGTAAAAGGCGAGATCGTAGCAGAGATTTTGGAAAATACAAGAGTAGTTTTCGGAAATCCCAATTGCAGGGATGTGCAGCGTCAGCCTTATATCATTATTGCCCGCAGAGAATTGGTGGAGGATGTGCAGTACCGGGCAGAACAGAACGCAGAAGCCGGTTACTCCGATCTTGATCCGGACAGCATCAAGGCCGACAGTGAGAAGTTCCAGAACAGATACGACAGCTATACAGACGACAAGGTGACGGTGCTGACCTATCTGTTCCGAAGCCGGGAAACCAACACGATCTGGTGCGCGGAGGCAGTGGAAGACGGAATGCTCCGTGATCCTTATGATACCAAGTACACCAGATATCCGCTGATCTGGCTGAACTGGGACTATGTGCATGACTGCTACCATGGGCAGGCAATGATCTCCGGCCTGATCCCCAACCAGAAGTTCATCAACAAGATGTTCGCCATGGTCGGTGTTTCCTTGCTGACAATGGCATTCCCGAAGGTCATCTATGATTCAAACAAAATCCGCAACTGGGACGGCGGTGTCGGATCGGCGGTTGGCGTGAACGGAAATGTCGACGGCGTGGCAAAGACAATCGACGGCGCAACGGTCAATCCTCAGATCGCCCAGTTTATGGAACTTTGCATCGACAAGACTCGCTCCTTCCTGGGTGCATCTGATGTGGCAATGGGCGACAGCCGGCCCGATAACACTTCTGCAATTATTGCGCTGCAGAGAGCGGCCAACACACCCATGGAAATGACCAAGCAAAACCTTTACCAGAGGGTGGAAGATGCAGCGCGGATCTGGTTGGATATCATGTCCGTTAAATACGGTCGTCGCACCGTAGAGGCAAGCATGAAAATGGATGACCCCGGAGCGCAACCGCTGGGCATGGATCTGGAGCCGCAGTCCTTCCGAGAAGACTTTGACTTTTCCATGCTTAAGAACTTCCCGATCGCCATCAAGCAGGATGTTGGCGCAAGCTCGTACTGGAGCGAAATGGCCAATATGCAAACGCTTGACAATCTGCTGATGAACAAGCACATCACGCTCAAGCAGTATCTGGAGCGGCTGCCCAGCGGCTATATCGCGAAGAAGCAGGAACTGATCCGGGACATTAACGCACGGTCTGCACCGGCTCCAAACACTGGCGCAACTGGTATGTCTAAAGAGAGTATCGATGAACTTCCGGTGCAGGGCGGGCCGGGCAACAGCCAACTGCAAAGAGCGCTGAACAGACAGGGGGCGTGAATAAATGATTAATCCGTTTGACAAGGATGTAAGAATCATACAAGCACTCAGCGACGAGCCTAACCAGAATGATGGCCTTTCTGCACAGCAGATGAAAGAGCGTTTTGACATGGCGGGCGAAATGCTGAAAGAATACATTAACGACGAAGTTGTTCCTGCAGTTCAGGATCTGCAGGAACAGTCCCGCAAAAAGGTAGAAGTCGATCCGACACTTTCTGTTCCCGGGCAGGCGGCGGATGCGGAGGTTACCGGGCAGGCAATTCACAGACACGCAGATGATATTGCAACTGCGAGGCAAAACATCGAATGGCTTATTGAAGTCTCGCAGGCGAATGCGGATGGCCTGGCCAATCTGTCGGAGGAAGCTGCAGGCAATTATAACGAGTTGTGCGAAGCTGATGAGGCGCAAGCAAAAGAAATTGCATATCTGCAGGGCGAACTTCGAGCTGCAAATCGGCTGTACGACACGCTTTCTGCCGCCATCGGCGACATCAATGCCGGTGTAACGGACAATGCGCTGGGGGAAGGCGAGACCGGCCCGGTGAAGGTATCCACCGGCGAGAATGGCATGACTGTTGTTACCTTGCTGAACAATGTAACAGCCGGAGCGACGGTCACGGTCAGCCGGGACATCACGCTTGTTCTGAACGGACATCGGCTGGGATTCACCGCAGCGGCGGCACATCTGGAATTTGCGACGGGTACGACCTGCGTTATTGACGGTACGGTTTCCGGCAGCGCCATCAACAAGAGCGCTGTGGCATCCGGCTCCATCAATCTCCTGCGGGCGGACGGTCTTAAACTGGTCATTCGCGGCGGTGTGTATCAACTGCTCGGCCCCACCAAAACCGCTGTAGCGTTTCGCATCCATACCGAGGAATTTGAGATGCATGATGCTCACATTGAATGCGATGCGGCTGCCGGCGGTGACCACTCCAGAGCGATACAGCTCAACACCAACGCAACCCTAAAAAACTGCACTGTTATGGCATCCGGGTCGAAAGAGCCGGAGGCAGTGTACATCGGCAGCATGAAAACCACGGTGCAGGACTCCACGCTGTCGGTCAATTCCGCAGGCAACGCAGAGGCCACCGCCTACGGCATCCGTGTCCACTCCAATGCGGAGGCTGCCACCATATCCGGGGCAAAGATCACGGTGAACGCGGAGAATGATGCCAGAGGCATCTACAACAACAGCACCGGCGGTATCCTTGTATCCGGCTGTAATGTGAGTGTGACCACCTACGCAACCGATGGCGACGCCGCCGCATATGGCGTTTACAACGACAACAAAGCAGTTGCCCATATCGAAAACAGCACCATCTTCACAGACGCGCCCGGCGATGATGGTAGCTCCGAGCCTTGCTCTATTGGCATTATGAATACCGGCGTTCTTTTCTGCAAGGATACCAATGTAACCGGCACCCTTTGCGGCTGTCAGAATAACGATGGCGCGCAGCTTTAT